TAAGGAGTCTGTAAATTGAGATGTGTCGACGCCCCTATCTCTCATTTTCTGGTCAAGGTCGAATACGGGGTCGCCGCTTTCACCTGTTGTGGCGGGTTGGTTATTTTTCGTCGTATTTGGAGCAGAGGATTTGCGTGATTTAGGTTGGGTTTTTTTTAATTTTTTTGTAAATGCTTCGTTTCGAAGATTTTCGATTTTTTTATTAATCTCCTCCACATTTTGACGTGCTTCTTCTGCAGCTTCAGAAACATCATTCCCCAATAACCAAGAGGGCCAAAGTTTATCTATTGTTGTAAAAAGTAGTTGCCCTGACGAACTCGAAGCAGTATTTCTCCTTGTTATTTTTTCTTGTTTATCTCGCTCTTTTATTAATTTCAACATTTCTGGATTATTTTGTAAATCTTTTGCTGTTTCTGCTCTCGTAGTTTCGTATTTTTCTTTTGATCCCGCAGCCTCTGTCAAAACTTTTTTATCTTTTTCCCGACGGGTTTTTTCTTCTGTCGTTGATTTATATATCGCATCAATTGTTGCATCCGCATTTTCAGAAATACTTTTGGCAATTCCAGTTATTATGCGATTGGCGACATAACCCAATACAACACCAATAGCAACAGGCCCCATCCATCTTAAAATACTCGCTATCCACGGCGCTTTTCCTAATCCTAATAAAGCCTTGCCGATATCCAAAGTCTTCATAAACGCAAACTTTAAAATTTCCCAGGCCCACCATTTCTTCCTCTGTTTTTCTTCCCTTTTGCCCTCTTCCACCACGGCGTCCGTTGTCCCTTTCGCCGCCTTCATAACCTTATCCTGAGCCGTAGAAGCCTGCATTTCTTTATCCTTGTCTTTCCTCTTGTCGTCCGCAGACGAACCTGTTATGAAATCTTTATCCTTATCTTTCCTCTTGTCGTCCGCAGACGAACCTGTTATGAAATCTTTGGCGGATCGTGCGGCACTGCCGACTTTCGATACCCCTTGGCCGATTTTCGTCTGTTGGAATGCCTTCCCTATTCCCTCTTCCCTCCAACTCGACAGAAATTTAGCACCACCCATTGCCATCTTGAATACACCCTTGAAGGCAGTGGTAGCAAGACCCGCTACTTTAGATACTAATGAAAATAATCCTTTCGTTCCCAATACGGAATCCAAGGTGCCCGCAACTCTTCCCATCCCTTCGTTGAATTTTTTAAATCCCGAATCTATTTTCCCATAAAACTCTTTATTTTGGGATATCCGTTGTTGCATCTGCTTCTTTTCGATTGCCTGTAATTCGGTTAAATTCAGATTCAACGCCTTCTTCGTTTTTTCGTAATGCTTGTTGAATTCCCGATATCTTTCGTCGAGATGGAGTTTTTCCAATTTCGTTATTTCGGTTTCGACGATGCCCCTCTTTTTCAGCTCCTCTTTCATCTGATTCATTTTGAGTTGGTTGAAATCTTTTCTCGATTTCAACTCATTTTTCTCAAAAGTTTTAAGACTCTCGCTAAGAGTCTCCAAAAAGGCAGAGGATACTTTTTCCATCGCAGATTTTAAGTCTGCTTGGAGTTGCGATGTATTTGGCCTTGCGGCTTGGATGTCTTGAAGGGGTGTTGCCATTTGAATTAAATCCTTTTATTTGAAAAATTGAGAAACACTCACTATTATTTATTGATGTTGCTCCCTATCCATTTCAGTTTTTTTAGTTTTATAAAGAATATCCAACATTAACACGCGGTCGTTTACCGTTAATTGGAGGATGTCATCAATACCTCCGAGTTGACCTAAATAACAAAGGTGGAAAATTTCAGTTAAAAGGTCACGATATCGCTGTACGAGTGACGATGCCTCATAGCGTAATCCGAAACCAGCTCAAGGGTTCAATTGAAACGGAACCCCCTTTGCCACATTCGGCACAATAGTATTCCTTTTCTAATTTGTAACCGTATGCTGTACCTGTTTTATCGTTGTAAAAGTCGATAATTGTTTTCAGGTCGGCTGGGGATAATGCTTCTAATACCTTTACGATTTCGTAAAAGTTATCGAACGCCAGCGGCGTACCTTGCATTTCAACCTTTTCCGTCGAAATAGCGATAGATACCATCAACCGAGTGAGAACATCGGCGGATAACGATTTCACTGCTCTGTCGATATCCTTTTGCTTCTTCAGGGTCATAAAATTCAAATACCATTTGATATTCGCTTGTGGAACATCAAGAGCAAAAGGATACTCCAAATCAGCAGGAACCTCTACCAAAGTCAAATCTTCCTTATTCAATTTCATTTTGACTTTATGGTTTGCATCGTCCGTAATCGTAATATCCTTTTCGCCTGGAAAAGTGATAGCCGATAATTCCACCAAGATGTAATCCTGGTCGAACACCGTCAGATTTTCGAAATCAAAATCGGGCAAAGTTTCGAATCTTGCGCACTTTTTGATGACATTCAGGACGGAATTTTCCTTGCTTGAAAACATTTCTTTAATAAGAATTTTTTCGTCCAGCGTTGTCATTTCGCGCAACTGGATTTCTGATGGATACCCACACTTGCCGTTCGACGGCAGGGTGAAATTAAACCACACCGTATCCCTATGCTGTTTTTGTTGTAACGCATCTATCAGCCTTTGGATGTGGTTCGGTGGCAGGGATGCCAATTTGTCGGGCATAACTGGTTGTTCAACCACCGGCGCTGCAGGTTGAGCTGGTTGAAACTTTTCCTGAGCGATTTGTTGAAGATTTTTTGGTTTTTCTTGCATTTTTAAACTCCTTTATGTTTACAATATTATTTATTGAAATGTGCGAAAAAACTGAATTTGGAGATTATCCCGTGACGGAAGAGAGCAAACTCGCCGCTGCCCCTGTCAAAGAATATCCAGAAAAATAATCAACAGCAAAGGTCACGGGAAATGTGGCGATATTTTCCGTCGAATAATCCAAAGTGATGGCGCCGATATCCTTCGGCCAGATGCCACTCAGGAGATATGCGCGGGTCGAAACTGCGGCGCCGATGTCGCCCATCAGCCCCACTTCCAAATTTGCGGCGCCTATCGTCGAAATTTTATTTCCGAACATAATAACGATTGCTGATTTTTTGTATCCCTGTCCCAATCCCAAAGTTTCATCCAATCCTGTATTATCAATTCTGCTGGTTTGCCCCGATTTTACATTGTACACTTTATCCCGCCAATCCTGGAAATAACTGTATGCCATGCTTGTTGCATCATCACGCACAGTTACTTTCCAATCCTGAAATTCGGTTTTACCTGTAAGTTTAACCCTGCTTCCCATCCATCCCAATTTAATATCATTGGTCGTGGAAACTGGGGTGTCGGTTGACGAAATCAGGTCGGTCACGAATGCACCCTTCGCAGCGCCGACCAATCCGTCGAAAAATAAAACTCTGAATAAGTACACACGATGGAAATCTAGATAAACATTCAATATGTTTTGAAACTGACTAGGGCTCATCGGTGTCAACATAATTCTGCTCCTTATCCTGCAGTGAAAAAATCGAATGACAGGGTGACGGGAAATACTGCGATGTTTTCCTGATCGTAATCTAATTGCACACTACCCAATTCGAACGGCCATACGCCGTGGAGGGTGTATTTGCGTTCCCTCGAATCTTGATCGGGGGGTAACAATATTAAATCGGCCGACCTTTTGTACCGTTGCGGGGTTGTTCCTGTTATCAGGGGGTAAATGTCATTTCTCCAATTGTTAAAATACATAAAAGCGTCGGATTCCGCATCATCACGAACCGTTACCGTCCACTGGTTCGGAGTGACTCTTCCTGCTTGGCGAATTTGGGTGTGCATGTAATCGACATTCTGAATGGTAGTGGTCATATGTGGCGTCGCCGTTGTTGCTATCCATTCCATAGCAGTTTTTGTTCCGCCGCCCTCTATGATAACTTTAAACAAATATGTCCGATAATAATTACCGATAGCCTGTTGATTGAAATTGGCCATGCTCAATTCTTTATTCTTGAATAAATCCCATATGCTCATTTTTATTTTCCTGTGGGTAATCCCAATCCCTGGAATCTGTCGAAGGCGAAATTAACTGTGTATGTTAAAATGCTGTCGTTTGCATAATCCAAATTGCCGCCGCTAATTTGCGTCGGGAAGGCCCCCTCTAGGGTAAACATTCTTGTTTCCTCTCCCTTTTCATTCAACAAAATCAAATCGATGGAGTGCTTGTATTTTACAGGTAAATTAGATGTTCGCCTACCTGTATCATAAATTGTCGACTGCCATGCATAAAAATAATCATACGATGTACAAGGGGCCAGAGCGGCGGATGTCGATTGACCATTTTGGGTACTTACGGAATAATTATTCGATGCTGCTTTATTATTCAAATCCAGGCGAAACGTGGCGTTCCACTCCGAAAAGGTATTCTTTTTTCCAAATTTGAATTCACTATTGTAAAAATTAACAGTTTGCACCTCCGTATTCATAACGGGGAACGAGGTCGCGGATGTACAATAATCGAAGGCGTCGTTTTGCTTGTATTTGGTTTCCACCATAACCATCACCCCGGCGCCACTGCTTAAACTAGTCATAATCCAAACTGGTTTCGACGCCCGAATCGTGAGGTCTGGTAATTTTATTCTGAATAAATACGCCTTCTGATATTCGATACTGTCGATGATTTGTGAAAAATCTGAAGGTGTAATTCTTGAAGCGGGCATTTTTATTTTATCCTGTGTAAAGTGCGAAACTTAAAAAATTTATGTAACTTATTAATCCGTCCCAGCGGTCGGATCACCTGCACCCAATGGAATGAATTCGTCATATGCAACGGTAACGGGAAATGTGACAATATTTTCCGTCGAATAATCCAATGTAATTTGGCCGATTGATGTGGGGAAAGCGCCGACTAATTTGTAACCCCTCTTGTGTTCCCCTCTGTTATTCAATAAGAATAAATCCAAAGTTTTCTTGTAATCCTTTGGTACATTCGACTGTCCTGAAGTTGTCTCGTAAACCAACCTGCGCCAAAGCTTGAATGCTTGGTAGGCCTTGGAGTCGGAATCATCCCTGACCGTAACTGACCACTCTTGATAAAGTGTCCTGCCGCCGAGTTTAATTTGAGAATTCATCCAGTCAACATTGATAACCCCCGTGGTTTCGACAGGCGACTGGGACGATGCGACGAAATAGGTAATCATCGGCAGGTTGGGAACACCTGGGATGCCTTCCAGAATCACCTGGAACAGATATTGTCGATGATAGTCGCCTGCTGCGGTATCTATCGTCTTTTTAAAAAATGATGTCGGGGAAATAACTGCGTTATCAGCCATGTTTCACTCTCCTTTAAAACTATTTATTGTTTTTGCTCAAATTATAAATCACAACTATATTTATTGTTTTACGAGATGAAGATTATTATTTTTTTCTTAATTGTTTTTAAATCGTTCTTTATATCATCTTCCCATAAAACTAATACTTCATTTTTCGTATTTTTTAAATATTTTATCCTATTTGCATCTTCTTCCCATCTATTTTCAACGATAGTCGATTTTTCCTTATTAAATTTAATAATATCGCCTTCTTTATAAAACTTCGGATTTCCATGCCAGTAATCTCCGTAAACCTCTATAATTTTATTAGGTTCGATAAAAATATCCACCCAATACGGTTTTATATATTTCTCTACTTCGTAAGGAATATTTTTTTCTTCCAAAAACTGACAGATAATTTTATGCGGTTTAGTAAATTTATCTATTGGATAGCATTTAAAACAACGAGGAATTGATCCATTATCTAAATTACCTGAAAAAATAGTTCCACATTTATTACATTGGAATTTATATTTTTTGTCGACACCTGCGTAATCCTCTATTGAGAATAAAGGGGTTATTAAATTTTTAAATCTTTCACTATTTATAAGTTTTTGATAGAACATATAAATATTTTTTTGTTTTATTTTTTCTATTACTTCTGGAATTTGAAAACTATATTTTACACCATATTTTTTAAATGTCGTTTCTTGACATTTTGTCCTATTATTGTAATTTTCAGCCCCATATTTTTCTTTTAAAGTTTTTTTAGTTTGTATAGTTCTTTCTTTTTTATTACTATCCCAACTTTTTTTAGTTGATTTTGCTATTTTATTTTTATTATTATATTTCTTATCTCCGTATCTTTCTAATTTAGTATTGTTTATTTTTTCAGTATTACAAAAATTTTCATCACCATACTTCTCTAATTTAGTTTGTTTTATTTTTGCAATAATTCTTTGTTTTTCTTTTTCTGATAACTTATCCCAACTCCCTTTCGGCATTTTTATTTCAAAATGAAAACAAGGTTTCCACAATCCCAAATTCTATCCCAGCCGTTTAACTGCATATTCTGCCATTCCGTCAACTGCGGGTCAAATATATCAAGCTTTTCTTTTAATTTGTGCTTCTGGAATTGCACCCTATGAAATCTTTTTAAGGGTGACTTAAAATAGAAATAATCAGGAGAAGAAGTTTTCGCTTTCGTAAATCCCAACTGTTCGTACAATTTACCCATTGAAAATCTGCGATCTGCATAACTAATAAGGGTTCCTTTGTAAGTAGTTTTGAAATGAGACAAAAGCCTTCCTGCTGCTCCGACAACATTTACTCCGACCTTGGTACAGAATCTCGTCATTTCCCAGTCGTAGTTCTTGTTAAACCTGGGCTTGGAAAAAGACATAAGGGACACCAATTCATTTTGATAGTAAAGGCCAATATTTACCTTGGAGTTGACTTCTCCCTGGATGTGGTTGTCAAAATAAAACAATCTTGCATCGGCAGAAGAAATTTCCTTAATTTGACACTTCCTAGCAAAAATTTTCGTAGGGATCAGGCCAAGTTTAGAAAGAATGATCGATTTGACAATTTCCCGTTTGTCAATCCATTCATCTTCGAAAATATGCAAAATTTGAATACCTTGATTTTCGAAAAATTCCGTCTTGTTTAAATGATAATTCCTACCCTTTTCTCCATTAATTTCGGAATGCCAAAATAAGCCGTTAAATTCAATGCCGAATTTTTTGGAGGGAATGTAAATATCGAGCTCGTATTTTTTATCGAACATCTTGTTTTTTTCTATAGAAATAAAACCAGACAACCAATTTTGTATTTCTTTTTCTGCTTTGGATGTTCTACTTAATTTAGGATTACATATATAACAACGAGGAATACGACCACTATAAAGTTTACCTTCAAAAATATTTCCACATTTTAAACATTTAAATTTATAATCGTGTTCGTAATCATTTCCTTTATATTCTTCTTTTGTGAATAAAGGTTCAACCATATTTTTTAACCTATCGGTAGTAAAAAGTTCGTCGAAATTATTTTTTAATAATTTTCCTTTGGTGATTTCTTTACCATTATAATTTTTATCACCATAAATTTCCAACTTTGTTTTCTTCATTTTTTTCATTTTCTCCTTGATAAATTCTTTTGTATAATTATTTTTCATTGTATTTTTCATTGTTGATATTCTATCTCCTTTTCTTGCTGTATAAAGAGCTGAACAGGTAGGTGAACAGAATTTAAAAAATCCTTTTGTTGTATTATGAAATTTGGTGCGGTTACCGCACCAAGAACAGGAACCTGCACCATTTACAAAAGTATATATTTTTTCACTAATATTTTTTGAAATATAATCTGTTTTTTCGGAAAGTATAATATGTAATAAATCTGGTCTATTTTTTTTTAAATATTGAACAAGATAATGTGAATTTACTGTTTTATAAAGTTGAAATAATTCTTCTTTTGCATTCATCTTACTTCTATTATACCATAGTTTGAAAAGTAAAAGGGGTATTTCTACCCCTTTTTACTTATTATTTTTTATGTGTTGCTGATAATCGATGAAATTTCGTCTTTTGTAACTATAAAGTTGAAAATTATATATTCTGCAGAAAATATTGGTTTAATGTAAACATCAACAATGATCTGGCTTGCTGTGAGTGTCTGATTGGTGTTGTTGGTCCCGTCACAAATTACTCTGTAATCTTCAATTCCGTCACGTGCCCTGATACTGTCCAAATACGGTTCGACCGTGCGAACAATTCTCAACCTGGTATCAAATGTATTTGGTTCGAACAAGAATGCCTTCATCGAATTCTTGATATCCTTCTCCATCTTCAACATCAGTCTGCGGATAGGAAGCTTGTTGAATGCTGACGAACCCACATACATCGTCTTGATACCGAACACAACTGGGCCGGAACCGTCGTTGATACATGGGTTGATCCCTGCGCCGTAAAGTGTTTCGAATTCGCCGTCCGTAATATTCTGCTCCAATTCCACGACCTCGTTCAACATACCACGGTTGTACCCTGCGACTGCGTACCAAGGCTCACGAATCAGGTCGGTCTTCACAATCAGCGGCGTCACCTGAATTGCTGGCGGAAGATTTACATACGAACCTGTGAAAGCGTCCAGAACCTTCGAACCGTTGCAATAGATTGCCGAATATGTCGTCGATCCCAATAGATTCTTGTAACGAACTGCGTCTGTAATCGACAGGCCCCACGGAATATTCAGGATACCCACACAATCTTTTCTGGTTTCTGCGATTGACTTTATATTTGCCTGAATTGCCAACGACATATTGCCGCCTGCTGAAATCAGGTCCACATCAACCTCATTCTTGTTTGCGAACAGGTTGTAACCTGCGATAATCTTGAATTCCCGAACCTGTGGAATTGTGTAAATACCCAAAGAGGTCATTGCCTCTGAGCCGTTTGTACCGCCTGCCAAGAAGTAGCGTTCGAACGAATTTGGAAGATAGGTGATACTGGTTGGTGTATTGTACGAACTGCCGAGAGCGGGGATGTAATCCGGATTGACGAATACACGAATCCATGCAGAATTTTCGTTGATGACATCGGTGATGAACATCGTCTTGCCCCAGAAATCCACCTTTGTCGGAAGTAACGAAACTAACCAAGATTCTTCAATCTCGCCGGAAGTTACACTCTCAACAACAATTAGAAGTTCGTCGCTGGATTCAGGAAACTTATCCACTCTATTCTTGAAGTACGGAATATCGGTCGTTGAATTCCATGACGAATATGTGTACACACTCACGCGAACATCGTCGTTTGCCCATGCTCCACAAGTGTGAGCGTAAATATTCATAAAAATTGGCGCTTCTTCTGGATCAGTAATACCGGCGCCCTTCACGATGTAACCATTTTCGTCAACCTTTGCCTCTGCCCAAGCGTCGTAGTTGACATACTTGGATGGGGTCGACCTGCTCAGTCCGCCGTAGTATGGGTCTTGCACCTGTGCGACCCAGGTTCCGTTTGCTGCAGCTGGCGACGCCGTAGCCAATGTAACCGTCTGGGTCAAGAGTGCTTCGTCGAAAGTGCCGACAGAAGAAATCTCAATTTCCATCAATTCGGTTTCATCAGAAGCTGGCGTTGCGTTGTAAAAGAGGACGGAATTATCAGCGTGGAATTGGCCGTGTTCAGTACCATCCATAACAACTGTCGTTGTGCCCTGGCCGGATAAAACTTCTGCACAAACAACTGGAGCGACCAAGCGGATGTATTTGGTCGGAACAGGCTGCTTGTAAACGGTGTTGGTTGCCGAATCAGTTGTCAATGCGAATACGGTTGTGCTGCCTTCGATTGCTGTAATCTGGAAATTGTATGAAGTCCTGTTGATAACCCAATAGTCGGTGCTGATGGAAACGCCGCCGGTGGTGCTCTCGAACTGGATTTTCTGGCCGTTGACCAGACCGTGTGGTGTTGCCGAAACCCATCGATCCGCTGAATCGTCAACCCAGACATCTTTACCCCAAGGCGAAATGGTAATAGGGGTCGTTGAATTTACGCCGCGGAGACAGCCTTCCAGCTGAATTGCGCCGACGGTATTATCCAATTCACGATAAATCATGTATTCGGTACTGCCGTTGTAATCCAAGCGTACTAATCCTGACTTCGGCCAATATGTGGTGGTTGCACCAGAAACATATTGAATTGCGAGGTCGAGGTCGCTGGATGCCACAGAAGCGGCGGTCAGTTCGTAAACGGAATTGACGCTGTTGGTAATCCCTGCGAAGTTGTATTCGTCTGTTGCACGAACGACCAATAGTTTATTGCCGCCGTACTTGAAGAAGAACCGCGCGAAGAAATCCAGATAACCGCTATCCTGCCCAAAGGTTGCGACGTAATCCGAATAATTCGTCATAAGGACGATTTCGTTCGCAGGCCCCTTCAACGAAGTACCAACGATACCTGTGATAGTGGTTGGGCCTTCGGTGATGTACGAAGACTTGTCGTGTTCCGCGATGTAAATTCCCGGTTTTATGTATTCTGCCATAATGGTTCTCCTTTAAACGTTTCTTATTTGTACTGCCACTTTACTCTTGTCATATGCGAAGTCTTGAATCAGACAAGTAGTTGTTGCATTTTCCACCGGCAGGTTAAAAATATTGTCGGTGGTAGCCGTTTCCACACCCGCATCGTTGGGCTCGTGGTAATTGTAAAATTTCATGTATGCGCCAGGTGGTACAACAATCGACCGCGAGGTGCTTGCGGACCAATTTGTGTACGTCACGGTTGAGACGCTTGCGCTCTTGTTTGTGATATCAATTCTAATTTCACTGCTTGCCATTTAATTTACCTCCATCACTTCATATCTATTTATTGTTTTTCTTTTTATCGCAATTCATATTTATGCAGCCTTACTAACTGTCCGTCTTGGACTCCGAATATCCCGAATATCCAGGATAAATAGAATAACTGGATATGCCTGAATACCATCCTGATTTCGTGTAATATTTTCCGTCCACATCCCAGCCGCTGGCGTGCCACTCTGAATACCCCGAAGTTGCGGAATATCCTGAATATGCAGACCATCCGTAGTCGGCTGCCAGAAACGGTTTGTATGGTTCGCACGATACGGCAGCGCCCATCGTGGACGCACCGACGGTCAACGCTTCATCAACGAGAAATACCTCGTTTTCCGTATTGAATTTCACAATTACCTGGCCGTCAGAATAACCCGACCAGCCAGAATATCCGCCCGACTCCCATGATCCTGAAGTGCCGCCCGAATATCCTGATGCGACATCGACGACAATTCCGTAATAAGTGTCACCTTTTATCAGTTGTCCCAATTCGACGGTGAACAGGGGATTTTTAGTGTAAATTAATTCACGAATAGAGGCGTCGCCGACAATATTGAATTGAGAAAGCCCCGCCTGGGTGTCGTAATCCTTAAAGTTGGCGATGATTTCCTGAATAACTCCGTACCCCGAATATGCCTCTCTTACCATCCATCCCTCTACCTGAAAAGTAATAGGAACCGATAAAATATCTCGGCGTTGTTCGGCGGAATATTCGTAGTTGAAGGAAAAATTCGGATAAGTCGAAATCATCGCCCAATATGGAAGCGTGATTTCTTCAGGAAAAATCGGATGCTTTGCGTAATAAACACGATGGTAGTTGAACAGGGGGACAATTTGCTCTATCAACTGCATGATATCTTCCATGTATTTGGCGTAGATATTCATAGTAATCGTGAAATTGTATGGATAGGGCATAAGGTTGTCGAGTTCGACTCCACTCATACCACCCTGAATATGCAACGATTTCATCGCAAACGCACGGGTCTTATCTAATTCCATACTGGTCAACTCAAATTGGAGAAGGGGTAGTTGAACGGTGCGTTGAATGGTTTCGCCCCTGGAATTCATGTAACTGCTACGTTCTAGCGGTCCGAACATGATTGGAACCTTGCGAAGATTTTCAGGCATGCCGGTCAGGGGGTTCAGAGTGCCTGGGTCGCCTGCTACATCGAGAGTGGCGACCTGCATTTGGGGAAAAATATTCATAAAACCGACAATCATTGACTTTATGTTTTTATTGTAGTACCAAATATTTGAAGAAAATTGTAACATTAATTATTCCTCATTTTATAAATTCTTCAACCTTGCCATAATTTCAAATTTTGGACAAGTTTGATTTGCTTTACGCTTCTGATTCCAGAAGCCGCTTTTCCTGTGCCCACATACGCCCATTTCCTCTGCGCCTGATCCTTCGACGATTACGAAGGCAGGCGTCCAGATACTATCGAGCCGTCTTATGCCATACCAGTAGTCGCATAGGCCGCAATTTTTTTGTTGCCGAGAAAATTTAAAAAGTGCCAAATTATTTCTCCTACTATTATTTATTCATCTTTATAAAATCATTTATTTTATTTTTTATATTTTTAAAATCATTTTTTATTTCATCTTCCCATAAAATTAAAATATTATTTCCCTTATTTTTAAGAATTTTTATACGTTTATCGTCTTGCTTCCACTTTTCTTCTACTAAAATAAAATTATCTGTTTTAAATTTTATTTTATCTGTTATTTGATGAAATTTCGGATTTCCATGCCAGTAATCACCATAAATTTCGATAATTTTATTAGGTTCGATGAAGATATCTACGAAATAGGGGTTGATATATTTTTCAATTTCATAAGAAATATTTTGTAAATCTAAATAATTACAAATAATTTTGTGTGGATTTGTAAATTGACTAATCGGAAAACAATGATAACACCGGGGAATTCTGCCGTTTATCAATCTATCTTCAAATATATTATTACATTTCTTGCAGCGAAATTTATAATAATTGGTTTTTGTTCCCTCATATTCTTCTTCGGAAAATAAAGGCTCCACTAGTTTTTTTAGACGATCGGAATTTAACAAATTTTTATAAAATTTTTTTTGAATTTCCTCTTTTATTTTAAGTTTTATCTCTGGATTTTTGGAAACGTGATCTACCCCATACCTTTCCAAACAAGTTTGTTTAAATTTTTTTTTAAACTTTTCTGTTTTGAAAAAAGAGTCCGTGCCATACTTTTCCAAACAAATTTGCTTCATTTTGTCTTTTACTTCCAAGGATTGTTGGTAATTTTCTACTCCATATCTCTCCATACAAGTTCGTTTTATTTTTTCTTTTTTTTCTTCTGATTGGAATGTATTTTCTACACTATACTTTTTTATACAAGTATTCTTCCTTTTTTCTTTAATTATTTTAATTTTTCCTTTTATCTTTTTTTTAATTTCTTGAGATTGGAATACATTTTCAACCCCATATCTTTCCATACAAGTTTTTTTCTTTTTTTCTTTTACTTCTTTTGCTTGTAAGGCATACTCAACCCCATATCTTTCCATACAAGTTTTTTTCTTTTTTTCTTTGATTTCCGAAAATTGTGTTGCCGAAGGAACTCCATACTTTTTCAAACAAGTTTTTCGTGATTTATCTTTTATAATATCTACTTTTCCGGGATTATCAACTCCGTATCTTTCTAAACACGTTTGTCTTCGTTTTTTATTCGATTTTTCTATTCTTTCTTGTCTTTCTTCTTTCGTAAGTCTGTCCCACGCCGAACTTTTTTTACTCATTTTGTTCTCCTTGTATAAGTTCAAAATTCAATAATGAGGTAATTTGAACCGATACAAGCGGTTCAAATGGATAGCTATTCCTTGTCCCTCATTATTAATTATTTCTCCTACTGTTATTTATGAATATACGAAAAAAAGGAAAAGAATAAATACATTTGGAGAATACAGCGAAATGATAAAATTTAGAGTAATAGAAACTAAGCAAAAAATTCAAGAGGGAGAAAAATTTGATGCGGGGATGAATATGATAAATTCATTAGCCGCTATTGGCAGTGCGTTTGGATTAAAAACGCAGTTTTTACAAACAACGACAACACTTATGGGTAATGTGGGGAGTATAATTAAAAACGTAAAACTGTTATTTAGTATCAAGCGAAAAGCATATGGACTGGGGAGTGATGAATTAAAATTGGTTAGTGCGTTAAAAAAAGAAAAAAATTTCGCAGATTCGCCAGGAGAATATATTAAATCTCTTTTCGCAGAAATACAACCCGCGGGAAAGGCGCCTGAAGAAGGAAAAGAAGAGGAAAAAGTTTTTACCCCTGAAGAAATTCAAGAGTTGGCGCATGTATTGGCATTACGGCCGGCTGTAGGATTTGATTCTGTTAAAGCTGAAGCTGCGGCAAAAGAAATGATTCAAAAAAATCCTACAATTAAAGATATACAAACTTTAATAAAAATGGCGAAACAAGGAAATATATAATGAAAAAAATATTAAAAGAAATTTTTAGTTTTAAAACAGCAAATGGAGAAATGAAAGATGTTAATACTTTTATGATATCTTTGGCAAATATAGGACAAGATGCGGATACAAATATAATAGGAGATGATTTAGTTAAAGCTACAAATCTTTCCAAAGACCAAATAGCAAAATTATTAAATAAAATTGTTATTGCATATATGCGTGCAAAGGGGTATGATTATTTTTTAAAAGCGATTCAAAGTTTTGAAAAAAGCGGCGCCGTGGATAAATGGGAAGCTTTTTTGACTTTTTTTGTCGAAGATTTAAAAAAATTTATTGATAAATTACCCGATTCAAAAGAAGAAGATGCTTATTATTCTAAATATGGCAGTGATGCTGCATATATGAAAGAGTCTGATGACAAAATCTGGAATAATAATATGAACCCCCAAGAAATGCAACATTGGGTTCAAAAATATTTCAAGCTTCCGAGTTTACCCACACCAGATGCGGCGGGAAAATTGGTTAAATTATATCGGGGGGTAATTGCGGAGGGGAAGGATATGCTTACTGTGGACAACGTTGAAGATATATTAAAAAGTATGGGATATGAAAAATCGCAAAGTAGTCCCGCTCCTAAGCCTACGACTACTCCTGATTCATCGAAAAATAAAAAATAATGCAACTTAAACATCTTTACGAATCCATAATTGATGCTCCCCAACCGGCAGAAAATCCTTATGTATGGAAAGATGGGAAAATTAACCCGTTGATAAAAATAAGAATCATAGACATTTTAAATGATTTAAAAGTAGACTTTCGTGAACTGACAATAGTGGGATCAATCACAGGAAAGTTCTGGAGTCCCGAATCTGATATAGATTGCACCGTATTTTGCGACGCAGATGATGAGACTTTAAAAAATTATCGTAAAGCATCAAGAGTAATCAATGAAAGGAGCTATTTTGGGCCCTTTCCTATTAATTTCTATATACGCACGGATACGGTTGACGATATGTTAACTCTTGCTGACGGTATTTATGATTTACTTCAAGATAAATGGATTAAAGAACCTATCAATGTAGATCAGGTAGAAGAGGTCTTGGCGAATCCAAAAAAATTAGCAGCAAGAATTGCAAAAAGACTAGATGCGCAATTGGACGATGTGGCGGAAATGACACAAGGATTAGTAGATGATTATAAAAACGCTGGCGACTTCGAAGAAAAATTAAATCTTCTCCAATTGGAACTGGACGATTATATCAATTCCTTGGATAGCATACATAAAAAACGTGTCGAAGAATTTCAGAAAAGTTTAGAGGGAACAGATTTGGGAACGGTACAACGGTATAAAAGTAGAAATTTCCTCCCTTGGAATATTTGCTATAAACTCCTTGTAAAATGGCTTTATTTTCGTTGGCAAGCCGTCTTTAAAGATGAAATGAAAGATAGTGAATTAAAAAAGTCGGAACTGAAAGACCTGATGCAAAGATTCGTGAGGTATTGGGTATAAAAAAAATATATCAACTTATGATATAATATAAATAGGAGTAAAAATGAAAGTTAAAGAATTAAAAAAATTTTTAAAAAAATTTAATGATGATGCTGAAATTTTATTAACTTGCCTTTATGAAGATGGCGTCGAAGGTTATGAAATTATCGATGCAATCCCAATGAAAGAAGTTGGTCAAACTGAAATCGATTTACCACATTTGATTTTAGCACCAAATGAAGATTGGAAAATTGAAGTAAAAGAAAATAAGGAGTAAAGAATGGCGCAAGTATTCGCAAAAGACGGCAAGGAAAATTTGGACAGTTTATTACGCAGGTTTCGCAGAAAGGTATTAGAGGAACGCATCATCAATAATTGTCGTGAACGTTCCTATTTTATGAAACCTAGCGAAAGGAGGCGGCGTGAGGAACAAGAAAAGAAAAAGAGAATCAGAAAAGCAAACTCCCGACGAGAATCTGAATTTATTAGAGATATTCAGTCTTCCTGAAATAGAAAAAATTTATCAGCTTGTCCTAGACCTTCGCAAACTGCGAAAGATAGACAAAACTGTGGAAAATTTTAAGGAAGAGATGGAGAGGGTGCTTGAATATGAATTCTTCTATATCGGCGATTTTCTAATAGAGCAAAACTGGCATAAAAATAAATCGAAAGTCGAAGCCCTCTGGGCATACCTCCGCAAACAACTCTCATAATTTCACACATTTTTATCCACTGCCATAAATAGTAGTGGACGAAAGATAATCCCAAAAAAATGAATTTGGGAAAGGAGTGTGAATTATGGATGAATACAAATTAGAGTCTCCAGATGATGCTGCGTGGGGAAATTTCTTCGCAGACGAATTGGAACGGGAACGGTGGCAAACCAATTTCGGCAAGGACGCCGAAGCCGCCGAAAATGCAAGCTATTGGCGTGACATGGTGCCGAATATCGAACCCTCTGTCGCCGCTATCTATCACAAAAACGGCCTGAATGTATACAACGTTCAGGACTACCACCAAGCAGGAATCAACGACTATCAGGAAGTGCTAGGATGGCATCGTGTCAAGGCGCAACCTGAAGTGGCGACCTCATTCAAGGAAAAAGGCGTCGACCCTGCGACCTACGAAAAGTGGTCGAACATTGGCATACAGGACGCAGATAC